TTTAGAATATCGACAATAGTCCGGGCAGTGCCTTCAGTATCAAGAGCGCCATTTACTGTGATGTTAATGGTGTTCCCGCTACCACCCATTTTGTTATTAGGAATAATAGTTCCGCTTGTTGCAGAAGTAAATAACTCTGGGCCACGCTCGCCAACAAGGTAAGTAGTTCCGGCAGACACTGGCCCGCCATTAGCACGACCACCACCAAATACTCCACCGATTTTTTGGCTTACTGGATTATTTTTTACAAAGTTTACGAAGGCTACTAAGCCGCTATATGCTTTATCAATAAGACTTACTAAGGTTGAGAAGAATCCAATAACCCCACTGATAGCAACTCCCAGAACCTTAAACGCTGCTCCTAGAACTTCTCCGATGAATGGTGCTAAGTAAGTTTTTCCAAATTCAAATATAGCCTTGGCAAATGCAAAGAACTTATTAAGTTCTGTTGAGTTGTTGCCTACTGCCTTGGACACGCTGGCAAACGCTTCTCTTATGCCTTCAACAACTGGAGTAAAGAATCCTGAAACGAATTCCCAAATTGCAGTTAGGATTGGCAAGACATTATCTTTTAAGTTGCCAGCAAACTCGGCAATAGTTGGAATAGCTTTATCTACGAAGAGCGACACCATTGGAGTAATGGCATCTAGAATAAATGCTCCTACTGTTTCCTTGCCTTCATCAAATGCAACTCTAAGTCTGCGCATCTTGCCATCGAAAGTATCAGCCTGGATAGAAGCCTGATCTTTGAAGGTTGAAGCTAATACCGCAGTAGCAGCATCGAAGTCCTTAGACTTAATAATGTTCTCATCGATGCTAACGCCCAGGCGCTTTAATGATCCGAAGTTTCCATCATGAGCCTTGGCGAGACTTTCTGAAACTTGGGTAAGTGATTTGCCCGTTGCTGCGGCTATGTCTAAGGCCAGGGTCTGTAACTTCTGGGCTTCTGCAACATCCTTAGTTGAACGAACCAAACGATCTAACGATGGTCGCAGTTCATCATCGGTAACGCCATTGGCTAGAGCAGTTTTGAGAATGTAATCCTCGGTTGCCGCAATAGTCTCATCTGTTGCTCCTGTAACGTTCCTTAGGGATGCGGCTAAGCGTAACTGTGCGGCTTCATCTTCTATGGCCGCTTTGACCCCATCTACGGCTAATTTGCCAGCATAGGCTACGGCAGCAGCGCCAGCGGCTAGGAATGCAGCGCCAGCAATTTTTCCAAATTTAGATAATTTATCGCCGAAGGTTTGAACCTCGGAAGTTCCTTTATTAAGGCTGGCACTAAGATCTTTGACTTCACCAAGTATCGCTAATTTAAGCGTTCTGGAATCGGATGCCATTATGCAAACTCCTTAATAATCTTTGAGAATGCTTCTTGCCATTCCCTAATAATGTAAGGCTGGGCAGCCTTGAGTGTTGGAAAAATAAAGTAACCTTTATTTCCACGCCCTAGCGTTGGAGTTCTATTTGGGAACTGTGGGAATCGATTAGATCCAAATTCCATTCCACCCCATAGGCTTCTGGTAGTTCCGCCACCCGAGAATCTTTGGCTGGCAAACCCAAGGCTAATTTCGCCTACCTTGGAACTCTTGGAAACTTTACCGCCAGAGGTAATTCTTGTTGCAACCTTTGTGGCTACTGTTCTAGTTCCAGAAGCTTCTTTAATCTTGCCTAATGCGTAATCTGCTAGAGCGCCAGATACCTTCTTGGCTTCATCAATAGCAGTCTCATCCATGGCTTTGAAGGCTTTGATTACTTCTCGGATTTCTTTCCGATTGTAAGCTTCAACCTCGGCCTGGTTCATTACGCTCCTTTAATATCTCAATCGCGGTAAGAATGTCCTCGGCAGTTTCCCATTCCCTCATCGGGATATGAGTCGCTATCGCTAACTCGACTAGAAGTCTATTTATGCTTCCGCGCTTGTGGCTTTTGGGTCATCATCGCCAACTTCAAGATTCGTAATGCCTTCCATCCAGACATCTAATGTCTTGGTTGGCTTCCCGGCAGCTTCTCGCTTATAGGCTGAATGAGCAACAAATAAAATATCCCACATCCCAGAGAATTCCTGGATAGATTTCTTTGTTGCCATTTCCCATTTTGCGAAGTCCGGTGGATAGGCCACATAAGTAGCACTATCCCCAGACGCGAACTCGACTGTTATTGACTTTTTCATTTTGCTCCCTGTTTACTTATTAGCTGAAGTTCTCGGTTGGTGTTCCAACTACGAGCATTGACCATGAATCGGTTTGCGCTCCTGGTGCTGCGCCGCCGACTGCTGGAAATACTGGGAATGCAGTTCCGGTAAATACTGCTCCGGTTGTTGCAGTGATTGAATATGCAAGAGCAGTGTTTGGTGCTGTTTCAGCAGCAGTCCACATTGCTTCGAATAGTGATGATGCAACACCCCAGTCAGCTAGAAGTTCGACTGAAAGAGTCCACTGATCATCAGTGTGCTTGTAAGCCTTGCCATCTAGTGTCTGATAGGTATCGATTACTGGTGAGTTTGTCAGAGTAACGCTAGTTGTTTGTCCATCATACGCTGCTGAAGCGATGGTGAAAGTAATGTCGCGCCCTGTAATGACTGTTGTTGGCATTCGGGTTTTCTCCTTAGTTTGTTTGAGTGTAGTAAGTTGAAACGCTTATATCCGCGACAAGCAAATTGCTAGCGCCTACTTGTGTAACTGTTGGTCGTTGAACTGCTCCTACTTCATACCCGGCTGGGATTGCAGAAACAACACTTATGATCAGCTGCTCGATATTGTCGAGAGATGCTGGGTTACTATTATAAGCAACGCAGACTGTTATGGTGTAATTAAGTTTGCAGTGAAAAGATGATTTCCCAATTGTATTGAATTCGATATACGGTGAATCCGGAACGCACACGACTGCTGGTGGGATAACTGTCTCCGGTACGAAGGCGTAAACATTTCCAGCAACGCCAGCGAGAGCAGTTGCCAACGGTTGCCTAACAGCCCAACGCAGCGGTTAAATAGTGAGCGCCCCATCCGATACGGAGTTGGTGTGAAATCCACACCTTCGATTTGGCCACCAGGAGCGACTCTGGATTGGAAGACTTCAACTGAAACAACCAATACTGCTGATTCGACTGCTGAAACTCCAACGTAAGTTGAAGCGCCTGAAAGTGTGGCAAGGCCGGATGGAATTACATTCTTTGGAAGAATATCTGCGTTAGTTAATGCAACTGAAAATTCATAATCTGATGGAACGGCAGTGATTGTAAAAGTTCCATTGAATGGTGATCCGCAACCAGTGATTACTATTGATTGGGTTAAAGAAAATTCGTGAGCGCCTAGAGTGTGATAAGTAGCAACATTATCTTCTAGTTCAACTGCATCGATTGGTTGAGCATATCTCGTGAGCATAGGAAGAATTACCTGCTCTGCGGTGTCAATAATATCTGTTAAATAAGCATCATTATAGAGAGCGGAAGATACGCCGAGAATGGAACGCAGTTCTGCAACTGTAACTATTGAAGCCATATCTTCCTCTCTATAACGACTGGGGGAGCCGGGAGCAACTCCCCCATGATTAGTTTGTTATTAAGCTACGTTTAGTTTTCTGAACGCGGCTGGGTAACGGTTGACCACGCATACATAACCATATAGGCCAATATCCAACTGACCATTTGCAACTACCGCAGTGCGAAGTTGAATTTGTGCTGACTCGTGGAATCGCATTGCATTTGATGGGTAAACAAGTGCATGCTTAGCATTTGCATCATCACCTGTGTAGTTTGCATCAACAACAAGTGAAAGTCCTGCAACTGTTCCAGCGGTTGAACCTTGTGAGATTAAACCGTTAGCGTTTGAAGGAAGTGCTGCTGCGTAGATTGGGCGACCTGTTGAATCGACTGCACCAAGTAGGCCAGAGAAATCAATACCGTCTTCTCCACCTGTGTTAGCAACGAGTAGGCGGTTTGGTGTTGCGCGAACAACGCCGAATGAATCAGCAATACCCAAAGCAATTGCCTTGTAGATTGTTGATGATGAAGATTGTGTTGCGTTCTGTGCAGCAATTTGTGCAGCATAAGCATCTGTCTTTTGTGCATAAGATGCAGCAAGTTCACGGATATATAGATCTAGGAATGATGGGTCTGAACGATCGACCAATTCAACGTCTAGACGGCCAGCGCCTGCAAACTTGACTACTGTATCTTCTTGGAAGGTTACGGCAGTGTCTGTTGATGAGAATTCAGCACCTTCAGCAGTTAGAGCAACTGTTGCTTGTGTTCCAAGCTTAGGTGTAAAGATTTTCATCCCCGCGGCTGGGAGTGCAGCGGTTTCGATGCTTGAAATAAATGGACGTGAATTATCGATGATGCCGATAACGTCGCGTAGGTAGTTAGGTGGAACCATACCTGTGTTTTCTGCAACTGTTGCAACTTGTAGTGCTGCGATTAGATCGCGAGCATCTGAGTCGCCGCGTGATGCTGCTAGTTGTGCCTTAGCAACTTGACCAGCGGTTACATTTAGGTTAACACGTGGAGCTGAATACATAACTGGCGCTGATGCGCTAACAGTTATTTCTGACTTTGCAGCTTCTACCGCTTCGGTAGTTACTGACTCTGAAACGGTTTCGGACACTAGGTCTTCTCCTTCTGGTTTAATATCTGAATCATTTGATTCAGAAACTTCTGTGTCTGTCGCTGCTACTTCTGTAACACGAGCAGAATCGATTGCCGGATCTGTAACTAAACTTGTTTCAATCATTTCAGATGATGAAATAACCATTGAACCTTCTACGTTCTTCCATTCGTTCAACTTAATTCCAACTGAGAAACCATCGCGCAAACCTTCTGCGGCTTCTAGGAGTGAATCATCACCGGCAATAGTGCCAGCAATTTTGAATGATGCTTCGATACCTGTATCGGTTACTTCATACTTTGTAAGCTTGCCGATTGGTCGAGTGCGATCATGCTCTAAAAGCAATTTTACATTCTTTGGGATTGTTATTGAATCTTTTGCAAAAATTGTTTTGCCAGCAGAAGTAAAGCCCTCTTCATCCCAGGTTACGATGCGCCCTGTGAGTGTTCGGCTTTGTGTATCCGCTGCGGTTAGCGTAATTGGTAGATTTACTTTCATTTAAGTAGATCCTCTTCCTGTCGGATTTCTTCAACGCTCATTGCGCCGATTCTGTTTAGGATTTCGTAAACTTGCGCACGCTCTAGGGGATTGCCACGCAGGAATTCATCTAATGAGAAACGAACATAATTGCCAGCGCCTACGAAATCCGGTTGGCTTAGGCGTTGC